GCCCACAACTTAACAAGCTCATTATCACCGCTCATGAAATGTATGCTATGCCTAAAGCATCGCAGAAACTTCTTGATGATGCCAACCTGAATGTTGAAGCATGGCTCTCTGAGCACATCTCTGCAAAGTTTGGCCGTGATGAAGCTACTGCTTTCATTACTGGTAACGGTGTAAATAAGCCTATGGGTATCATGAGCTATGCTTCTGGTACTTCATTTGGTCAAGTCGAGCAGATCAACTCTGGTTCGTCTGGCGCTTTCACGGCTGATGGATTGATTGACTTGGTGTACGGTTTGAAAGAACCATATAAAGCTAATGCAGTTTTCTTAATGGCTCGTAGCTCTGTTAAATTGGTTCGCAAATTGAAAGACTCGCAAAACCAATACCTCTGGGCACCCGGCCTGAATGGAAATAGCCAAAGTCAACTCTTAGGTTTCCCGATCTATGAAGCTGCCGATGTTGCTGCTGCAAGTGCAAGCTCGCTGTCTGCTGCTTTTGGTGACTTCCGCGCTGCTTATCAAATTGTTGATCGAGTTGGAATCCGCATGTTGCGCGATCCTTATTCGAGCAAGCCACACATTCTATTCTATACGACTCGTCGTGTAGGTGGAGCTGTCAAGAATTTTGAAGCGTTCAAGATTCACAAATTGGCTGTTTAATAGAAAGAAGGAGAAGAAGAAATGTTACATGATTTAATTTCAAATGTAAGTGTAAGCAAAACTCTTGCTGCTGCTACTTATACGAGCGATCAAAACAGCGCATCAATTGATCTTCAATTGTTTAATAGCGCCGTACTTGGTTGCATTGTGGGAGTGTCTGGCGATACTCTTTCAGGTTCCGTTAAAATCGAGCTTGAATTGGAGCACAGCGACGATAATTCAACATGGTCAGATTGTGCCGATGCTGATCTATCAACTGCAGTTAGCGGAACCAATACTGGTTGCGCTGCCGTTATTGACGATGGAGCAGAAGATGATGTTGTTGTTAAAGTTGGCTATAAAGGCCAAAAGCGATATGTTCGCATGGTTGCAAACTTCACTGGAACCCATACCAATGGTTGTCCTTTAGCGATGTTTGCCCTACGCGGCCACGCTGAACACAAACCCGTTTAATGTTAGTGGTGGGGCAGGGAGCCTTTACTCTTTCACTCTCTGCCCCGTTCTTTTAGGAGGATTTTTAAGTGGCATATTTCACAGGATCAGGGGCACCAACATCAATACCAGTAGCCGTTGGAGATGAGTACAAAGATACTCAGAACAATGTTTTATACAGGGCTAATGGAACTATAAGTTCAAATGATTGGGAAATTGTCGAACGTCCTAATCCTGTTATGGTGGGCGATTCTGGATCAGGTGGAGTGGCAGGACTTGTTCCGGCTCCTGCTGCAGGAGATGCGGCGGCAAATAAATACTTAAAAGCATCAGGCGCGTGGGCTACTGTTTCTGGCGGTGTATCAGATCACGGCGCACTTACAGGTTTAGCCGATGATGACCATTCTCAATATCATAATGACAGTCGTGCCGCTACATGGTTAGGGACAAAAAGCACTACTGATTTAGCTGAAGGAACTAATTTATATCACACGGCTGCTGCTGCGCGGGCTGCGCTGTCAGCTCCACAATATACACGATACGTCGATGGTCTTTATGCAGGTGGAAATTCAGACGGATCAGTGTCGCGCCCATTTACAACAATTCAAGCGGCTTTAGACACGTTCCCAGAGCCAACTACTGCAGCAGAATCTAAGAAACGATATGTTGTTTGGGTACACCCCGGAGCATACAATGAAGACATTGTGATCCCTGCCGGGCTGCACTGCTCAATTTTGACTGATGGGTTTGTTTCAATTGGCGAAGGTGATCTACAAAATCACGCCTCAACTACAAATCGTAGCATTACGATTGAAGTCAATACTGCAAATTATTTTGCGGGCACAACTGGCGGTAGGCCCCAGATTGTTATTGGTTCAATCAATGGCAAAATGATGGGCACCACCCACCCTGCTTATGCAACTGGCTTTCACATTCGAGAAATTAAATACTCGCAGCTTGGAACTCCTGCTGCTGACACCGTGGAATTGACTCTAGTAGGCTGTAAGATTGGATCGCCCGGAGTTGTCTCAACTGGTACTCAAAATTCCAATATGAGTTTTTATGATTGCTTTTGTTCTGGACCAATCACTACAACTGGCACAGGTTTAATTTATGATTGCGTTAATACCGAAATAGACGGGCTTGTTACAGCAAATAAAATTAATAGAGCTTGGATGAGTGCTTTTGATGGAGGCATAACAGTTACTGCTGCTGACTCATCTACACAGGCACCATGCGGATTTTTCGATTGTATTATTGGCGGGACATTCACGGGTCCAGCTTCTAGTTACAGAGTAAATTTATGCACAAAAGCACTTGGAGCACCAACCTTAGCTGGTGGAGCTACAGAAGTATTACTTGATGCGGTAGCCAGTGCCACAAGTGCAGGAGCCATTGCTCTTGCTGCTCAAACAATGGGCTCAGGACTTAAGACATTTGCAGATGGTATTGCGATTTCAGACGCTAAGGATTTAGCTGTTGGAACAAGTACTGGGTCTAAGATTGGAACTGCTACGACGCAAAAGATTGGATTTTGGAATGCCACACCCATTGTTCAACCAGCAGCAGCAAATCAAGCAGCATTAACAAACTCAACGGGCGGAGCTTACGACGGGACTCTTGCAGATGTCACAGCGTTACACGATCAAACAATTCTAAATAATAACTTCACTGATCTTTATACGTTGTTAACTGAAATTAGAACTGCTCTTGTAAATGCAGGAATTATGAAAGGATCTGCTTAATGCGTGGATACGGCGCTTTAGTTTTAGATACTGCTCCTTCAGTGGAGCCTATTTCGCTTACTGAGGCAAAGTTGTATCTCAAGGTTGATTCGTCTGCTGACGATGCTCTCATAACTGATATAATCAAAGCAGCACGACAACAAATTGAACTTTATCTAAGCCGTGCTCTTATTAACCAGACATGGCTTTATAGATTAGATAAGTGGCCATGTAAGTATAAACGTGACTGGTGGGATGGCGAAAGGGATGGTCACATAAATTCGTTGATTTCTACGGGAGATGAAATTGAAATCCCAAAGAGTCCATTAAGTTCTGTGACACATTTAAAAACATATGACGATGCTGACACAGCCTATACAATGCCTACTGCTGATTATTATGTTGACACTAGCGGCCAGTTTGGGCGCGTGGTACTCCGAATAGGATCGAGTTGGCCAACAACCGAATTACGTCAAGCAAATGGAATAGAGATTAAGTTTGTATGCGGATACGGGGCTGCTGGCACAAACGTACCGAGTCCGATTCTTATTGCCATGAGAAATCTAATTGCATCAATGTATGATTGTCGCGGTGATGGGGGCGCTTTATCGGCGGGCATGTTAAATATGCTTGGCCCTTATCGCGTATTGAATCAATGAGCTGTAAACGTCCAACAGGCGTAAGTAAATCACCAGAAGGATCACGATCAATAATCGCAGAAATGCGCAGTCGTGTGGTCATAGAAACGCTTACTTTAGCGTCTGACGGAATGGGTGGCTCTACATCCACATGGAGTACATATGCAACAATCTGGGCACGACTCGAACCAAGACTCGGACGAGAGCGATACTTTGGTCAGAGGATTGAAGATAATATTACTCACATTCTTACAAGCCGCTATGTTAGCGGTATTACTACCACTATGCGAGTATCTTTTGACTCTCGCATCTTTCAAATAAAAAGCGTTACAAGCCCATATGAGGCTAAGGAATATCTTGTTATTCAGACAGAGGAAAAGGTGGGAACATGATATTCGCAGCTACTATTAATGGTGCGGATAAGATTATAAATAAATTAAAGCGCACGGAAAAAGCCCTTATGGATGCAGTAAAAATGGAAGTAAAAGAAGCGGCTATTTTAATCCACGAAAATGCAGTGAAATCTATTCAGGCACATATGTCTTCTGGTAATATTTATATTCGCGGCACTACTGCGCACGTAGCATCTAAAGAAGGATTCCCGCCAAACAGTGATACTGGACGACTTGTTGCAAGTATTAAATGGGTATTTAAACAAGACGGTTCGCGTATGATAGGGCTTGTTGGCACTAATCTTGACTATGGAGCGGCTCTTGAGTTTGGCACCTCGCATATGCGCGAGCGCCCGTGGCTTGCTCCTGCTGTTGAAAACTCGAAGATATTTGAAAAAGTAGAGCTTGGTTTTAAAGTAGCCGTGGATGGTATCAAATGACATTCGGACCTACAGCGGTACAGACTGCAATCTATTCTAGATTAACTGGAGATGCCACACTGATGGCTCTTATCAATGGCGTATATGATTTTGTACCAGACAATAAAGCATTCCCATTTGTAACAATTGGGATGGCAGATTGGACGGATAGAGGAAGCCATACAACTGAAGGTTATACAGGATTGGTTACTGTAAACTCGTGGACACAGGCGCGCGGGCGTAAAACTAATCTTGCAATACTCGATGAGATCGACAGATTATTGCACAACGTGTCGCTAAGCGTCAGTGGGTGGGGTGTGATATCCTTACGTAGAGATATGACCACGGTACTTGTCGAAGATGATGCAGTAACGTACCATGGAATTATTAGATTTAAATTTTTAATAGGTGAAACCTAAAGGAGGGTTTTTAAAATGTCAGAAATTGGCGGCAAAAATATCTTGGTGCAAGTTGGTTATGGATCAACTCGCGCAGTAACTTTTACAGATGCAGGTGATTTAGTGGGTCTTACGGCGCATGGGTTGCTCGCTGGACAAGCGGTGCAATTCAGTGTGATCACAACCACAACTGGTATCGTAGTTGATACGACATATTATGTGATCAATCCAAATGCGAACGACTTTCAAGTATCGGCTACCGTTGGTGGATCAGCTCTTACGCTGACAACTAACGGAACTGGTACCCTGAAAGAAACATTCACACTTGTTGGTGGGCTTCGTGAGAAATCATTCAGCTTTGCCGCAGATGGAATTGACATTACAAATCATGATTCGAGTGAATGGAAAAAGTTACTTGATAGTGCCGGTATTCGTTCATGCTCTGCAAGCGGCTCTGGCGTATGGGAAGATGGAACCATTATTCATCAAGTACGCGTTGCCGCTATGACAAATGCACTTCGCAACTTTCGGTTCATAATGAACTCAGATGGCGATTACTTCGGTGGATCATTTAAAATCGTTTCATTTGAACTCGGTGGAGCGTATGACGGTGAAGGCACATGGAGTGCTTCATTTGAATCAAGCGGAGAAGTGACCTATACTACGGTTTAATTATGGCAAACATTCAACGAAAAGAAGTAGAGATTGAGCTGTGTGGAACGAAATATATCCTACGGCCAACCTTTGCTTCTTTAGTTGAGATTGAAGATAGACTGCAAGTTGGACTCATACCACTATCCAGCGAGATCATAGAGAATAAGGGATTTAAGGTTAAGCAACTTGCAGCCGTCGTTCATGCTGGATTAAAAGGCGCTGGCCATGAAATGATTTTTGAAGAAGTACAGGAGCTTTGTTTTCTTGAGGGCGTTGCTAAACTCAATGCGCCTGTAATGAATTTCTTTTTCGGTGCTATATCGGGCGGTAAAAAAGAAGAAAAAAAAATTCCAGAACAGTCGGAATCAAAGGAGTAACCAAAGACTTCTATCCGTGGGAGGATCTTATGAAGCTCGGTTTAGGAATACTTAAGATCGCACCAAGTGAGTTTTGGAATCTAACATTCTCAGAGTTCTGGCCTATATATAACGCACATTTTCCAGAACAAGACCAACCAATGACTTTAAATGATTATCGTCATATGAAAAAAACATGGAAGGTAAGGGCATAGAATGGCTGAATTAGAAACACTTGTCGTACAACTCGTTGCTGAAAATAATAAACTTGTAGCTGGTCTAAAAAGCTCTGTTGATGCTACAGATAAAGCAACCAAGGAAATGAGTAAACTTACAGAGAAGTGGTCAAAGGACTCATCGAATAGTACAAATTTCTTTAAAGACACGATGGCAACAATGGCTGGTTTTGTAAGTGGACAGGTTGTAATAGGTGCAATCAAAGCTGCTGGTGACGCCATACTCGGACTTGCAAAAACAATGATTATTGATGGGGTAGCTGCTGCTCGCGAAGAACAGGCTGCACTTCATCAAATGAATCAAGCTTTGGCGATGACCGGAAGGTTTTCGCAAGAAGTCGCATCTGATTTTGATAACTTTACAGAGATGATAGAGAAAACAACTCTATTCCAAAAAGAATCAATTGCTGGTTCTGTTGGACTGCTTGCTGCATTAACAAGACTGGACAATGATGGTTTAAAAAATGCAACAAAAGGTGCAGCAGATTTAGCTACAGTACTTGGAGTCGATTTAGAGTCCGCAACTAGATTAATTATAAAGGGTGCAAATGGAAGCACTGACGCGTTTAAGCGTCATGGTATTGCCATAGAAGAAGGTGCCACTAAAGCACAAACATTCGCTAATGTAATGAAATATCTTGATGGTATTTCTGGTGCTGCAAAAGGAAAATTAAGTACATATGACGGTGCGGTAAATCAACTTACAAAAGGTTGGGAAGATTTCACTAAAGTAGCTGGGAAAGTAATTACGAATAATCCAGTAATAGCAGATACGTTGAAGGCAATCACAACTGTTGTTGCTAAATTCACGGATGACTTTGAAAAGAACCGCAATGGAATTATGCAATGGGTGAATGAAGGAATATTAATTGCAATAGGAGTAGCAAAGAAATTTGTAGACGGGCTAAATGCTGTAATAAATGTTGGACGTACATTTTTTAATTTATTTGTAGCAAACACAAGTTTGGTAAAAGCATTTTGGCAAGCCACTTCTGGGCATGTATTAGATGCTGTTGATTCCGTAAAACAAGCGATGCTTGAGTTTAAGGTGGCATTTAAACCGCTTACCGAACAACCCGAAATAATTAGTAAAATTCAGGGCGGGTTAAATTTTGTTGCTAAAGCGGCACAAGAATCTGCTGATGCAAATAAGACACTAAACACAGAATTAAACGCTTCAAATGGGGTTCACAATAAAACAATCCCAGTTGTAAAAGAATTAACCGCATTAGAACAAGCTCGGATAGAAGCTAGAAAATCATTTGTAGATGGTCTTGTCACCTCTTCGCAAGACGTACAAGCACAATATCAACTCGAACAAGAGATGCTTAAGCAAACATATGAAAGTGACATATTATTTACCGAGGAAAATTTCGCAGCTAAATCGGCGCTAGAACTTGCATATTATGACGCAAAAGCTCAAGCGATGGCAGATCAATATGCAAAAGAA